TGCTGGTCGGTGCGGAAAGTGCCGCATCGAGGGCTGCCTGCTGCTCAAGGCGATCGATCTCTGCGCCCAGTGCCTGCACCTCACCGGCCATTTTGTTGTACTGCTCGACTGCGGAAGCCTCCACGAGACCGTTCTCACCACGGTGCTTTTCGAGGAATGCCTTTGTCTGCTCCCACAGGGTATTACGCTTGCTGCGAAGTTCCATGATCTTGCTCATATCTTTTCTCCGTTTCTGCCGGATATCTCCGGCGGTCATAAAAATACAGCCTGCTTATCTAAGAAAAGCAAGCTGCTGTTTCAGAATTTCATACGGCATTGCGCCGTCCTTTGTCTTGCCGTCCATACCGATCACAGGGATAGTCACAGTCGGTGCTGTATCCGTCAGCCCTTCCTCGGAAGGTTTCTGTGCATCATCTGCCTTGCTGTCATCGGGCGGCTCTGTGCCCTCGGGTGCCGCGGAAGCGGTGATCTTTCCCAGAATGGTCTGTCCCATGACACGGGTACTGTACTCCCAAAGGGCATCGCCGGTGTCCAGCTTGAACGGCTTCTTTTCGGTCTCTTTCTTTTCATCGCCCTCATCGTCACCGCCTTCCTGATCGGGCTTCTCAGGCTCGTCCGGATCGTCAGGCTCATCCTGCTTCTTGTCCGGTTCGGGCTTTTCGTCAAAGAGGATCTCATCTGCAAAGCCCAGCTCGACCGCCTTTTTCGCATTGATCCATGTCTCATCGGACATGAGCTTGCTGATGCGGTTTCGGGAAAGACCCGTCTTTGCGGCATAGGCGTTGATGATGCTCTCCTTAACCTCATTCAGCGTTGCAATAGCTTTTTCCATGTCCTTGGCATTGCCGAAAGCAATGGTAGAAGGGTCATGGATCATGAGAAGTGCGGTGGGAGACATCTGCACGGTATTGCCTGCCATTGCGATCACACTTGCCGCTGATGCAGCGATGCTTGCAATTCTGACAGTGACATTGTGCGGATAGTCACGGATCATTGTGTAGATCTCTGCAGCGGCGAAGACGTTGCCGCCCGGCGAATTGATCCAGAGCGTGAGATCGCCGTCATCGGCGTACAGCTCATCTCTGAAATCCTGCGGCGTGATCTCATCACCCCAGAAGGAATCCGAGTCGATCGGTCCCTCCAGGCGGAGCACTCTGCCGCCGCTGTCATCGTGAATATAGTCCCAGAATTTCGGCATTTACATCCCTCCGTTTCGTACTTTCTTCCTGCGCCTTTTCCGCAGGAATCTGTCATCGGTCGATTCTTCATCCGGTTCGTCCTGTTCCTCTGTATCTGTCTGCTCCGGCTCGTCCAGATCGTATGCGGCACCTGCATCCTGCAGCTTATTGTAGCTGCCGTTGAGGTAATAATCATCACCGCCGAGATCGTGCGGAATAAGATCCATGTTTTCAAGCCTGCGCACATCATTCGGGCTCATAAAGCCGTTGCCGACACCGATCGCATAAGCTTTCATTCTGCTCTGATAGTCGCCGCGCATCAGGCCGTCCACATTGAATTTCGGAAAATATACATCCTGTTCCTCCTCCAGCAGAAGGTCTTTGATGATGCCTTTTTCAATGCGGATGATCCAAGGCATAAGCGAATATTGCACGAATGCGATACCCTGATGCTCGATGTTATTGAAGGTGCTGCGTTTCAGATCCTGTACCAGATGGGGCGGAACCTGAAACATTCGGCATATTTCCTCTACATCGAATTCACGGGTGGATAGGAACTGTGAATCCTCCGGCGGCAGCGAGATCGGCTTATACTGCATACCTTCTTCGAGAACGGCGATACGGTGCGCATTGCGGGAACCGCCGTACACTCTCGTCCAGTTTTCACGGATCTTTTCGGGATTTTTCAGCACACCGGGGTGCTCCAGAACACCGGCAGGCTGCGCTCCGTTTTTGAAGAAGGCGCTGCCGTAACGCTCCACCGCCATTGCTGCGCCCAGCGCATTTTTCATCATCGCAATGGGTGAAAATCCCACAAGACCGTTGAAACCCAGACCGGGAATGTGCAGTATCTCATCTCGCTGAAAGATGATATCCTTGTCATGCTCACCGGGCTTTTCATCGGTGTATGCGTGGTAGGTGTAGATCAGGTCACCGCTTTTCGGGTCACGGTCGATCTCCACGTTCTCGGGGAGAAGCGGATACAGACCGACGATACCGTTCTTGCCGTCACGGACGATCTGCGCATATGCGTTGCCCCATAGCAGCAGATGACACATCAGCGCTTCCCAGAATGAGAATGAACTCATTTCCGGATTCGGCTGCCGGTAGAGTATCTTATACAGCGGATGATCGGTAGCGCGTTCCTTATCCTCACCAGCACCTGTATATCTGTACAGATGCAGCGGAAGCCCTGCGATAGTATTTGACAGCAGTCTCACGCAGGCGTATACGGTAACGATCTGCATTGCCGTTCGTTCGTCAACACGCTCTCCGCTGTGCGTCATGCCGAATACAAACAGATTACCGGAATCGCGGACATTGTCCCGGATATCCGGCAGTGACGGTGCGTCTCTCGGCTTATTGAAGCCGAGCCAGTTGAGTAAGCCCATCTGCATCCCTCCTACAAAACGATCAGGTCATGATCGGGTTCGTCATAGACACTGCCCTGCATTTCATGGCGGATCACTCGGTCGAGCGCCATGATCCATGCGACAATGCCGTCGATTTTCTCAGTACTTTTCTTTTTGCTCGGTTTGATATTCTCCGCCGCATCAATTTCAGCGACCACATTTCCTGCCATCCATCTCAGAACGGGATTGCCGCCGTGAACGAACATACCTTCGAGTATGAGTTTGTACAGCTCCTTCATCGGCGGTGACATATCCTTGAAGCCCATGCCCATCGGCACAACGGTAAAGCCGTCACCATCAAGATCGGTGATTAGCTGTGTAGCGTTCCAGCGGTCGGCAGCAATTTCTTTGATGTTATACATGGTGTGCAGCTCATTTATCGTTTTCCGAACAAAGTTATAGTCCACCACATTGCCCTCTGTGATATGGAAAAGTCCCATGCGCTCCCAGACATCGTAGGGAACATGATCTCGCCGGACACGCAGGTCAAGGGTTTCTCTCGGCAGCCAAAAGTGCGGGACAACGATGTATTTTTCGCCCTCTGTCAGCGGCGGAAACACCAGAACAAAAGCCGTAATATCCGATGTGCTGGAAAGGTCCAGTCCCGCATAGCACTCTCTGCCTCGTAGCTTTTCAAGGTCGATCGGTAGATTGCCCCTGTCGTAGATATGCTCCGGGATCCATGCGACCGCACTGCCGACCCACTGATCGAGTCTCAGCTGACGAAATACATTTTCTTCTGCTGGATTTGTCAGAGCCTCACGGTGCGCATCACGGACACGGTCAATGGTGATCGTATGCCCGAGAGACGGATTTGCCTTGTACCACGATTCCTCGGCGTTCCAGTCATCGTCATCATTCAGTCCGTAGATCACGGGATAGAAGGAAGGATCGATGCGTCTGCCGTCCAGAATATCTTTTGCTTTGGTGTGGTATTCGTAGCAGATTGAATTTCTATCAGTTCCCGCTGTGGTAATAAGGAAGTACAGCGGCTGCGTTCGGGCATCGCCGGAGCCCTTTGTGAGAACATCCACAAGGCTGCGGTTTGGCTGCGCGTGAAGCTCATCAAGCACCAGACCGGATACATTCAGACCGTGCTTTGTGCCGACTTCCGCCGAAAGAACCTGATAGAACCCCACATTGCTATAGTTCACCAGACGTTTTGTCGCCGCCATGATCTTGGAGCGTTTCAGGAGCGCCGGTGTCATTTCCACCATACGCTTTGCAACGTCAAAAACGATAGAAGCCTGCTGTCGGTCAGCCGCTGCGCCGTAGACTTCGGCGGACGGCTCGTTATCGGCGTAAAGCAGATACAGTGCAATTGCCGCCGCAAGCTCCGATTTTCCGTTTTTCTTCGGAATCTCAACATAGGCTGTACGGAACTGCCGGGTGTCGTCTTCTTTTACAACACCGAAAATATCTCGGATGATCTGCTCCTGCCACGGCAGCAGCCAGAACGGTTTTCCTGCCCATCGGCCTTTGGTGTGGCAGAGGTTTTCTATAAAGCGAACAGCCCTGTCCGCTTTTGCCGCATCGTAATGGGAATCCGGCAGCATGAAGCGTGTGGGCTGATAGTCTGTGAGTTTCGGATAGTTCGCGGGCCTTTCTCTTGCTTTTGCTGTTCTTCCCATCAGCCGCCTCCCAGAAGTGCATCCATATCGTCAACAGCTGCATCCTTCATATCAGCACCGGCAGTGATACGGCTTCTTGCCGCCGGAGTCAGACCGAACTGCTCGGCGATCTTGTTCATGATCTTCAGATAGGTCTGTGCGATGCTGACCTGCGGAACCTGCTGCCAGTAGCCGGATTTTGTTTTCACGATCGTGCCGTGCTGTGTCATGAATTCCTCGGCTTCCTTCCAACGGGCGTATGCCTGACAATAGGATGCGAATGCCGCCTGATCGACCTCGGTCAGCACACCGATTTGTTCGAGCTGCTTTGAGAGCCTGCGCCATTCCTTTTTCGCTTCGGGTTCCAGCCATTTCGGACAGGGTGGTGCTTTGCGTTCCGGCTTCGGCTCTGCATCATTCAGCGGACGTTTGCCCGGATTTCCCTCCAGCTCTTTGATCGCTGTCGGCGTTGGTTTTCTGCCCCTCTGAGCCATCCGCATCACTCCTTCCTCAAAAAACTGCATAAAGAAAAGAGCCTGCGTCTGCAAGCTCTCATCTATGTATATATCCACCATGTTATTGCCGTTTATCCGTTGTGGGCGATGGGGCGGCTTTGTGCTGCCACCCGCCGTCCGTTTTGTTTACTTGTACTCGTATATCAGGATCGCAAGCGCAATCTCTGCAGCCTCGTTCTGAGGTGGTACATCAAGCCCTCTATCGTAATTGTAGATGACCTCGCCGTTCGCCTTCAGTGTCAGCTTGCTGATCCGACCATCCTCGATTCCGAAGGGACTGCCCTCGTCGTAGACCTTTGCCCAGTAGTGAACCACCGTCTTGCCTTCCTTCGTCGGTGCCAGAATTGTACCCTCGTGCCACATAGTGTTTACCTCGTTCTTTCGTAGTTTTCGGCTCGGTTTCCCGTTCCGTTGTGACCATATTACCACAGGTCGGGGGATATATCAAGCGGCTAAACTACCAGAATGTGCAAGGCGAATTTTCTCCGGTTGTTGTACATATTATGCTTTGCCGTAGGAGGTGTACAAACACGCAGTGTGGGCGGCTATTATCACGGGGCAAGTTATCCGCTCGGAAGCCATAAGTCTCCCACATGGGCGAACGTGGCGCAAATTAGGGCTTGCTGTTTCTGCCCAGCTCGTAGGCGCGTTCCAGCATCCGGCTGACCTCCCGCAGGCTGATTCCGGGGAAGTTATGCTCGGCGTTGGTCTCGTCATGCTCATCATCCGAATCGCCGTAGGGTGTCAGCCCTCCCACAAATCTGATGCCGTAGGATTCCTCTTTGGCGATCTGCTCCAGTGCGTTTTTTGTTACGTTGTCCATGTATGCGCTCCTTTCGGTGTTGCTGCCCCGAAGGGCGGCGCTGTGTTTTCAGCACTTCGTGCCAATGCATCTGAGGGTATCGGCATCGAAGAAGGCTTTGTAGATGTCCGGCTTACCTACCCAGACGATGTACTCATTGTACTCGGCATCGTACTCGATCATGCCCTCGTCCCAGGTCTCGCCCCATTCCTTCTTTGCTTTATCGATCAGCTCCTGCTTCGTTTTCATGGTGTGTACCTCCGTGTTTAGTTTTCGGCGGGCTGTTTGGGTCTCGGCTGTCGCCTCGGTCGGTGCTTCTGCCTTTGGCAGAGGTGTTCACCGAACACCCGCCCCCCTTCCGTTGTGTCACATATTACCATGATCTCCCCGGAATAGCAAGCGGCTAAATGTACAGAACAAAATCGGCGTATCTGCGTCATTTGTTGTACATAGTACACCATGCCCACAGGAGGTTCACAAATGCGCCAGAATGCGCTGTGTGGG